GCCTAGAGCAGCCACTAATTCTTTGTACCTATTTAGTTGCAACTCTTGTAGATTAGAGTCTTCTTCTGTAATCAAATGATAAGTCGCCACAACACAGTCACTTCCACTCTGCTCTACATACTCTTGCATGCGAGCAATGTTCTCAGTGATGATATCAAAGTTACCACCTTTGGTATTGTACATCCACTGATTATACTCATCAGGAGTAGAACCAATAAATGAGAAGCGAAAAAAGTCGAGTCCAGCATCAACACACTTCTTCATATAGTCACCAGACATACGGAGACCATTAGAGAAAGCGAATGCTTTTGCATTATACTTCTTTACAATTTTGATGTATTCAAACAGTTGACGGTTGAGAGTTGGCTCACCAGAACCTTCTAGATTGACAACACGAAGACCATGCTTAGCACAGTCACGCACATTGTCCTCAAACTCTAGAAGTGACATTCTGGTAATAAAGTCTTTCTCTCTACCACCGGTTCGTTTGTCTTGAGGGCACATAGAACAAGAGTAGTTGCAACCACCTTGTACCTCAATTACTGCTCTATCAATCTTCATAGATATACTTCACTCTATCAAAATATCTATTTGCTTTTTTCTTTGAATGACCTAGCAATTCACCCATATCACTGGTCCATGAATATATGTTAGGCTCTTCTTTCTTATTGTGAGAAGTGCAAATAGCATTAGGAGTATGATATTTACTTACACCGTTTTTACTTATAACGACCATAGGAGTAGAAAGATTTCTAGCAATGTAGTGCCACATACCATCATATGAAATAGCCAGTCTAGCAGTTGAAATATGATACAGTGCTTCTGCGATAGGAGTACGATAACACAACTCAGTTATATTAAACCCCCTCCGGTGTAACTTAGAGATTATAACATTCCATTTGTCATTTGTCAACTTATTTTTCCATTCAGTTGGTGCAGCAGCATTATGCAGTGGACGCCAGATGACTACTTTTCTCTGCTCTCTTTGTCTAAACAGATCGTAACGAAACAACCAGTCTGATGGAGGTGCGACTCTCTCAGCCGCTGTGGGACCGTCTGGATGCTTACCTGACTCAAACCACCAGCGAGGCTTTTCATCACTGTTTTCGTCTTCTGGTTTGTGATATCTGTCTTTTGTTGAGTTAAAGACATGAGAAACTGTTACATCATCCTTACGATGATAGTAGTTGTGAATGTATGACATTCTTTGAATGATTGTTTCGGGGTCTTCGAAGTGATGCAGATAGTCTTCAGAATGATTCCAGTGCATTGTGAGATGGACAGGCACTTTGGTTTTGTATGAGTGTAAATGGCAGCAGTTAAGTGCCATCATAAAATCACCTACACCAATAGTGCCCCTCCATGTCACTAATTCCATAATCTACCTCAGAACATTACTTTTTGCCGTTAGTGTATGCTTGTCCACCAAAGAAGGCAGCGACGATAGCAGCAACAGACACAAAGTATGTAGCAGCCATGTCTCCGAGAATATCTGAGGCTTTTTCGTGACCTGCCCAATCGGTCATCCAGACTGCGAAGGGATAGAGTAGAAGACCGAATAGTGCGAACCATGTCATTTTGCGTTGCGCATCACGCATGGCATCTGCGTCTTCAAGCTCTTTGCGCTTGAACTCCAAATACATGGCATGCTCTTCGTCAGAGACTCTGCCATCGCCGTTTGTATCGGCGGGGTGGTAATCTTTCTTTTCTTCGTCTGCCATAGGAAATCTCCTGTCTATAGGATGAATGACTCTCCCATAAACAGGAAACTTCAAAAGCGGAGTGTCAGAACTATTTAGCCCTCAAGATAGTTGTAGATGTCTTCCCAGTTCTTCATCAGGGGAAAGTTACAGTCATTCATGTTGTAACCATGTTCCATCACCACGCTGTCAAGCCCAACCTTCCGTCCAGCCACAGCGTTCTCTACCTTGTCTTCTACCCAAAGATAGTTGGTGTTCTTGTACTTAGCGAGCGCTTCATCCTTGTCAGCACCAGTATCTAGATAGATGAACTTCTCAAAGACGCCTTCGCCGAATAGCTTCTCCAGATTCATGGTACGAAGCTTCTGAGCATTCGAGTCAAGGCTAAGAGAAGTGATTACATGAAAGACATACCCATGCTTTTCGTGAAGCTTACGAACATAGTGTATAGCGTCTCTAAGAGGGGGTAGGAAGCCGATGGCAGCGCTTTCATTGAATAGCTTGACTAGTTGCTTACCTTCTTCCCTACTAATGTCATACATCTCATTGATAGCGTACTTGAGAGGGTTAACAGGGGTAGCACCCTTCTCTCGCATCCAGACATCGAAAGCATATCCCCAGTTGAGAAGAACTCCATCAACATCAGTCAAAATAACTTTATCGTAATCGTTCATTCTTCCTCTTCTACTAAATTTCCGTGTAGTTCTTCAATTGTGTCTATGGTAGCTAATAGATGGTACATACTCTCTTCATTAATTACACCGTGACCAGCGGTGAATATAATGCAGGTGCGTAGTGCATCAGCCACACTTACTTCTTCCCCATTATCTTTCTTAGGGAACTGGATCACATTATCAGTCATATCGGTTACCTTTGTCAAAAGAATATAGTAGCAAAATTCTACTACGCTGTCAACCCTTTTATGAAAATATTTTAAAGAAACCTTCTTGGTAGTGTTCGATAAGTGTCAACTTATTGTTACCACCAGTATAATGAAGAAAGTTAGACGAAAAAGCTTTGTCATGATCTGAGTAGTGTGTAGGCGTGTCATTCCAAACTTGACTGATACCTTCAACTTCAATGTCATGCTTCATAAGTTGTGCATTGATCCAGGGTTGATCAAGCATGATAGGGAGGGACTTTTGAGGACCTTCATAGAGCCACTCACGCCAATCATCAAAGCGCTCTCTGGCTTTGAGTCTGGCTTCTTTGCTCCATACAAGGACGCCACTATTAAGCATGGTGATCCTAGAAGGTATATGAGGAGGAGTAAGAATGGGTATCACAGGACAATCGTGCGCAGTCCACTTTTCCATGTGATCTTGAAATGACTGAGGATTTAAATCCCAAACATTATAACCACCACCATTCTCAGTGCGAATATCACTCTCAAAGACACCATAGACTTCAGCATTGCTTTCCTGAAAGATATCTTTGTCTGTGTTACAGACAACATCACAGTCTAGAAATAGGATCTTATCATATTGATCATACGATTCGTCATAGATGATTCTCAGGCACTCAAAGAAGTGGTCTAGACTATTCGTACTGCCTTTCGATATGTAAGGTTCTGTAGAGAAAATATGATCACACCCAAGAGTTTTGGCATATATCTCAAACGATCTTTTAGAAATATCTGCTACCTCTTGGTATAATTCACTTCTCTTTTTTTCTCCAACAGAACCTCGTTGCTTATCTACATTCTCATTCAGTATTAGATACTGAAAAATCAAGTTTTTCATATTTCGCTTTTCGCTTGTACTCTTCACCGAAGTGATCACGAGCATATGCATTTTTTGAAAAGTTCTTGTGCTTGTTCCGCTTTTTGTTCCGCGGATCATGCCGAGTAAACTTAGCCATGATACTTACCAGGTCTCCCTAATCCACTCATTATAATTTAGAAAGGTCTTACGCTTATACGACCAAAACCGACAATTGTAGATAGGATGCTTCATACTGCCTCCAGACGCTCCATCAGACGCTCAGCCCGATTAGTTACTTGATTATACCAACGAGAGTCCCGACCTTCAACAGCAGCCGTCTTCCAGTCTTGATCATGAAGTGCAGCATTGAACTTCTTGAATCCAGACAGACGAGGACGTCCCATATTGAACATCATATTCACAAGAACTTCTTGGACTTCGGCAGGGAAGTTATTGAATGTACCAGGACCATATAAACTATAGCATTCTTCAATGGAAGTCTCAAGGTCTTGCTCAAATGCTTCCCAGACACGGTCCTCAGAGACCTCAGTGCCTACTTCGCAACCATGCTCAGGGTCGTCCTTAGTCACAAGATGCCCAACCCCAAAGGTGGGATAACCAAGGTGGTCAAGGTAAACTTCGTACTTGACGCCTTCGTCAATCTTGAGTTGTTCAAAAACAGATTCTTTATTCATCTTGAGTTGTAACTCCTAACATCTCTTTAGTCATGATATAGTCTCGGACGAA